CTTCACCCAAGATACAAGTGAGAGGATGACAAAGCAACACCTTCAAAGGCTCGAGAAGCATGGCTTCCGTAGAGACCTCTCTTGGGTCAAGACGACAGATATGGGAGCTCAGCAACTCGGTGGGCATGCTTCATTCCCAATGCCTGATGAGTATGTACAGATTCTTGAAGGTCTTGGATATGTTAATATTGTAAAAGGAAGGACAAAGAGGCTAAAGAGATGATCTCTGGAGAGAGAAATCGTGAGAAGTTCGTCAACTTGTGGATGGAGCATATCCGTGCTGGGAAGAAGTTCAGGACGAAATATTCCGGGTCCCAGCGTTGGAAGCGTTACCGAAAGATGTATCGGGGAGATTGGGTAGATTCCATCATCCCAGTTAACCGTGTGTTCAGTTTCGGCAGGTCCTTGATCCCTCAGGTGTATCACCGAGACCCACGGGTTTCCGTCACAGCGACTAAACCTGAACTGATCGCACATGCCCGAGTTGTCGAGGCAGTGGATAATCATATCATCCGGGAGACAATGCTGAAGGGGACTTTAAAGACGGCAATCTTAACAGCGTACCTTACTGGGACGGGTCCTATTAAATTGGGATTTGATTCTGAGTTTGGCTATCTGCCATCACAATCTGTAGATGCTGACTCCGCTACGGTAACTCAGCACAGTACAAAAGAAGGCCGCCTCATAGAGTATCAAACGGGAGTGAAGCCAGGAATGCCTTGGGCACTTCCAGAACAACCAGAGCACGTCATTGTACCTTTCGGATACCGTCATGGAGATGCCCTGCCATGGATCGCTCATAGAATCTTAAGGCCTCTTGATGATATAAAGCAGGATCAGAAATACAGATTCACAAAGGACCTTAAAGGTACCCGTAGGATCGAATTCGACTCTGAAGATGAGGGTAAGAGGATCTTTCAACCTGGGGATAATATCATCTTCGGAGAGCTCTTTGAGATCAGGGATATGAGAACTGGGCAAATCCATATCATATGTGAGAAGGAACTCTTAATGAGCGAGCCGGACGCCTTACAGATCGAAGGGATCCCATGGGAATTCATCATCTTCAACGAGGACCCAGAGTTCTTCTTTGGAATTCCAGACGTCTCCATGATCGAGCCTCAGCAAATTGAACTTAATGAGATCCGCACACAGGCAAGGAGGCACCGTCAGATCACCCTTTTGAAGTTCTTATACCTAAAGGATGCCATCGACCCGAAGCAACTGGAAGCTCTACTCTCAGGAGAGGTAGGACCTGCAGTCGGAATTGACGGCGAGTCTCTCGCTGCTGCAGTGTCGATCTTACAACCTCATATGCCTCCAGATTTTGCAATAGAAAGGGGTGTGGTATCACAGGATATGAGAGAGTCAATGGGCTTCTCGGAGAACCAATTAAGCGCCTATAAAGAGGGGACTCCTCCGACAGCGACTGAAACGCAGGCGATCTCGGGATCCCACGAGGCAAGGATCTCAGAGAGGAAAGATATTGTCGCTGACACCTTGACACGGATCGTACGGAAGTGGAATCAATACATCTTCTCCTTCTGGACAGGCGAGCGAGTCGTTCAGGTCGTAGGACCTCAAGGAGTGCAGCAATGGGTGAAGTACACAGGTGAGGAGTTAAGAGGTGAGTATAACTTAAGGATCGACCCAGATTCAGGATTCCCAGTAAACCGTCAGGTGAAGATGAGTGCAGCGGTCAATCTCTTAAAGATGTTCGGAGGTGATCCTACGATAAGCCAACCTCTACTGAAGATGCAAGTCCTTGAGCAATTTGAAAGTATCTTCCCTGGGATATCTCAAGGTCTGATGCAGTTAGATCCAGTAACCGCTATGAGGGCGGGTATGGCAAGGCAACCTCATCCAATACTAGGTGGAGGTGGAGGTCGATCAGGAGGAAATCAAGGAGGAGGTCGAGAAGGTCTCTCTCCTGATAATCCTATGGAACTTGGACAGTTCACTAAGCAAGAGGGGATGTAAATGCCATTATATGAATTACAATGTTTAAAGTGTGGAATAGAATTTGAACAACTTTCAAAGATCAAAGATCGAGAGGAGGTGTTATGCTGTATTGAAGGGTGTAACGGGAGGACTAAGATATTAATGTCCCCACCGAAGAGAGATTGGTTCAGGCCTCATTACAATCCGAACTTAGGCCTGGACCCGGTATACGTCAAGAGTAAACAGCATCTTAAAGAGTTATGCTTGGAGAAGAATGTCACTTCAGAGGCTCTTGGAGATGTTAGAAACATTACGGAGATTTAACATATGGGAAAACTACTGTATAAATCGAGTACATTGGAACTGCTGGAAGAGGAAGATGGAGTCACCATGTATATAAATGGTGCAACTGAGGAAGGAATACAGAGAGTCCTTAAGATGTGTAAATTGGAGGAGAGCGATGTCCAAAGAAGAGTTAACACTAATAGTTAAGGTGACACCTCCTGGAGGATTCAGTTACGAGTTCAAAGGTTTATGGAACCGCAGAATTCTCGAGAGGGCACTTGGCAGGAAAGCCACGAAGGCATTAAAGGCATATAAAGCGAATGTAAGGAGGGATCATGACGGAACAAAAGGAAACTCCAGCGAGCGAAAAGGACCCAAAATCTTCATCCCAGAGCGACTCTCAGGACGTCCAAGGTGAAGTTACACTAACTGCAGAGCAGTACAACACCTTATTGGACAAACTGGATGATCTCGAAGATGAAGTTCAAAAGAAGGGCGGAGGTAGTGTGGTGGATCAGCTAGCAGATGAGGTTAAGGCAGGGACACAGGATGACGGTTCAAAAGAAACAGTCGACCTGGATGAGTTGTCTCAATCTGAGTTAGCCCATCACATTGTCTCCGACCTCACCCAAGGTGTAGTTCAACCACTTCTCGTAGAGATTCAAGGTATGAAACTTCAGCGGGAAATTGATGCCATGGAGGGAGATGAGAAGTACGCTCCCGTCTGGGCAGAGCACAAGGACCGTGTGGTTGAACTAGCAACGGAAAATCCAAAACTCACAATGAAGCAAGCGACAGACCTTGCTGCAAAAGAGAAGGAAGGGACGAAGGAAAGCGATTCTAAAGACTCTAAGAAGAGTTCTGAGGTGTTACGACATTTACCTGAAAGGGGATCTCTCGGCGAAAAGCCTGGTGGTTCTCCTGCGTTGACACAGGATGAAGAACCTGAGGATCGAAAGAGTGCCGCTGCGCTGGCAGTCGAGAAGCTTGACATTAAATTCGATCATTAAAGGAGGTATGAGAAATGTCAGACGACTCTCAGAGCTGGACACATACTATTGATACACTCTTCACGACTACGTGGATGTATCGAAAGAAAAAGGCCACCATTCAAGCCTTTCTCAAGACTCCCTTTATCTACTGGTTGAGGGAGAAGGGGCGGGTCGAGAATGTTTCTGGCCACAGACGGATAGAGATTCCCGTGGAATACGGTGATAACGAGACCGTGCGGTGGGTTACAAAAGGGGATACTGTTCCCATTACGGATTCCGAACTCGTCACCATGGTGTACGAGGATTGGAAGTACGTAAGCGTCTCGATCATGAGATGGTTCCAGGATGAACAGCAGAACCGTGGGAAAGCCGCGATGATTAACCTTGTAGACCTTAAACTAGGTGCAGCAGAGCGTGCCTTGTACGAGGAGTTGGAACGGGTAATGTTCGCTGACGGCACCGGGAGTAATGAACCGAATGGCCTTCAGAATATCGTCTCTTCCAGCCCGAGTACAGGTACTGTTCACGGCATCAACCGGGCGAACTACTCCTGGTGGAGAAATCAGCAAGAAGCATCTTCCGGTGCAGCATCGGTATACCTGATTGATGACATGAGGTCAGACCTTAATGACATCATTAAGTACAGCCGGGCGGAGATTAAAGATATCGTCATTGTGACTGATCAGACAATCTTCGAGCTGTATGAGGCAGAAGGGTATGAGATCTACCATATGCATGACAATACCCTTTATGACGCTGGTTTCGACACGCTTCAGTATCGTAACCGTCCGATGATGTGGTGCCCCTCAGCGCCCAGTGGCAACATGTACTGGCTGAACACAGCTTACCTGAAGTTGATGTGTGATGAGTCCTACTGGATGGCCATGACGGATTGGAAATCAATCCCGAACCAGCCATTTGACAGAGCGGCTCAGATCGTATCTGCTTTGAATATGGTAACCTCACGACCTATCGTAATGAAGGTCCGGACAGGTATTGCGGCCTAACCGTAATTAAGCTCGAGGGGCGCTTACTCCTCGAGCGAAAAGCATTTACTCTTGATTGAGTAAGGAGGTCAATTATGACAGCAACAGTTGGAACTTACCAAGAAAGCCCAAATCAGTATTTTAACCAAAGCCTCTTTGACGAGTCTGCTACGCAGAAGCATCGCCTAGGGACGATCCGGCAACTGGATGATGGACGGAGGTTCGTCTATTGCCAGGCCACGGCAGCACAGCTTGCGGCGGGTATTACCGTGAGCACAGCTTTCCTTCCTCAGGCGTGTACTGTAGCAGCTGCAGATGTCGCTTACGGTGACGGGACAGTCGTAGGCTCGAAGTACTTCTCACTGACACTTACAGGCACTCCCACTGAGAACCTCTATCGGGATGGCTTCCTGGTCGTCACCTTAAACGAGGGTGCCGGCGAGATGTACAAGATCCGTGGGAATTCAGCAGATGATGACCCTGCGACAGGAAGGATGAAGGTCTACCTGTACGATGCCCTTGCTACCTTATGGGTTGCAGCATCTACCACAGTGGACATCTTCAAGAATCCATACAAAGATGTCCTAATCACACCTGCGTGTGCTACAGGTGGTGCACAGACGAGTGCAGAGTTTATCCGAGGAGTTACCACGAGGATAATCACGGCCAGTTATTACTTCTGGGCACAGACCTGGGGCCCTTGCTCCTTAATGATGGATTATGACTCTGCTGCAGGTGCCGAGTCGAATGAGATGTTGATTCAGCAAGGTACGACTGAGGGACGTGGTTATATCGTCCATGACACTCACGTACCCGGCCAGCAGATCATCGGTACTACCATGGAGCAGGCAGATGGTGATGACGCTGAGGCGGCTCTGGTATTCTTAACAATAAGTTAACCTTAACTGGGGAGGGGTAAACGGCGATCCATCGGCACCCTCTCCCCATCCTTAGAAGGAGGATGGAATGGCAGCTTATGCTTCAACAGTAACATTAGACACTCCGAAGGCACAGAGAGTTTCACGGGATTATGGGATGATCATCGGTAAGTGTGATATTACTAATTACAACACGACCGGTGCTGAGATTACTGATATTACAAAGTTCTTCAAAGATGACACGATCAGCATCCGAGTCATCAATGATGGGTTGAGTGATAACGGTTACCTCGTCCGTTGGAACACGACAGATAAGTGCTTCCATGCTTTCTACGCAGCAGATACCCATACGCATACGATTACCTTAAGTGGGACCCATGCAGGGAATGCAGTTGAACTCTCTGCTAATGCGAATGATGCTGCACTCGGCGAGGCAGGTGGGACGGGATATACAGGTATTACAGGTATCCAGGCCAATACTGCCGGGGCAGGTGCTGAGGTGGCGAGTGATGTAGACGTTGGCGAGGTTAACTTTGTCGCCTACGGGTTGATGTAATGTCTAAAAGTAAAAGATCTCGGAGGAGCATAATCAAGGAGCTCCTCCGAGCTTTCAAAAAGAAAGAAGGTCAGGGAGGGTTAGATGAGGCGAGAAAGAAAGCTCTCCAAGGCCTTAAACAAGGGAGAAGGAAATGACAGACTTCTTAACCTTATATCAAGAGGTACAGGATTCAATCGGAAGGGATTCTACATCTGATACCTTTGCAATCTCAATTGCTAAAAGAGGTGTTAATGTAGCACTCTTTGCAGCTGCCCTCCTTTTCGAACCACCTGAGTTGAGGACAGAGGAGGATCTTACAGCACTGTCAACTCAGGATTATGTAGCCATTTCAGGCCTCACCCGATCGTATCGGATCGAGTCGGTTTATAATGAAACTGGGAGTAATCACGTCTATCCCATTCCATATAAGATGAGGGATATTTACTATCTGCCAACTTCTGGTAACGTGCTCTTCTGGTCAGTTTATGGGAACACCTTATTTTACAACCCAACTCCTTCCTCAAGTGAGACCTTGAATATATCACATTTACAATACCCAGCAGCTCTTTCAAGTGATGGGGATGCCTTTCCCTTTCCAACACTCGAAGGTTATGTCTTAAGCATGGCAACTGAGTATGCCTGGGCTGCTCTTGAAGAGGATGAGAGTGCACAGATTTGGAATCGTGTCAGCGAGAAGCTCTCCCTTCCAGAAGGTCTCGGCAGGAAGATCAGACAGCTTATAGCAAGGGAGGTGCCGACAGATGGCGACAACTTATGAAGAGTTCTTTAGGAAGGTTCTTCTGCGGGTGGATACAGATGATGGACGGGCTCTGCTCGCTGCGAAGGAATCTGTAAATGATGCTCAGAAGGACATCGCTCGAGTTTGGGATGTAGATGAGCTCATCGTTCTTGACACGACTTCTGCAGATACTGTAGACGGGACTAAGAGATACCATCTTGAAGATGATTTGAGTTTAACCCGTCCGAAGGATATCTTTGGAATCAAACTTGAGGATGAGTCGAGCTCTCGGCGCTTGATCTATAAGACGCCTAAATGGGTAGATGAGCATATTCCCTACCCGGAAGGTACTTCAGAAGGAAAGTCAACGATTTATACACGCCGAGGGAACTACATCGAGTTGATTCCAATCCCAGATGCTGCATATGACCTCCACATCCACCACTCGCAATGGCCAACGGCATTAAGTGCAGATGATGATGAGACGGATTATGTAGACCTGGATGACGTTATCATCTCCTTGGCAACTGACCGAGTTATAGCAATCTTGGAACAGGAGACGGGGATTGACTGGAATGCTAGAGCAAGGTACTATCTCGCAGGTGCTGTGAGGGAGGATCGGGACAGGCCTGATGAAATGCTAATCGCTCAACCCTTCAGATCAAGACCTCGAGTAACAAGTGACTATTGGAAAGATCCATTTGAAAAACACAACCCATAAGGAGTAAGTTATGGCTCACACAGCAACATGGAATGCAGCTTATGAAGCTGACCCAGCAGATAGTGATAATGTAAGTGCTGGAGCGCAGGACATCAGAGAGTTAAAACGGGACGTTCGTGAGCGGATTGCTAAAGATCATTACATGGCAGTTGCTGGTACGGATGCAGATCATGGAGAGCATTCGAAGGTTACCTTCCAAGCTCCTCTAGGTGCTGATCCTGCTCCAGGTACTAATAAAGGTGCTCTTTACATAAAGGATGTCTCGGCAAAGGCAGAGTTGCACTTCCAAGATGAAGATGGAGATGTAGTGCAATTAACATCAGGTGGGGCGATGCTCCTTTCTGCCGAGTCGGGAACGGTAATGGTATTCGGCCAGGCAACCTCACCGACAGGTTGGACGAAGAAGACAGATTGGCAGGATAAGGCGATGTTCACCTATAGTGGAGACGCCGATGGGACTGCCCTTGATTCAGGAGGTTCAGCGGCAGCACAAACTACTCATACTCATACGGGCCCAAGTCATACACACACCGGGCCGAGCCATAA